AAAGATCCCCATAAAAGAAACAGGACCAGAAGACTGAGAATCGAGAGAGTTAATATGATCGCCCCGTGGTCGTAGTCTACTAAAATCATAACCAATACCACCACCTTTACGCATAGTCTCTGCAGCTTCTGCTGCACGTTTCATGATGGACTTCATATTATCTTCAATGATTCCACTAACAAAACAATTAAAGGCTGTAGTAATACGTTTACTGCCCATAGCGTTTTGGACTCTACCTGCTGGAAGAAACCGCATGTTACCAAAAATGTCTTCTAGTTCTAGTTGATGTTCAGGGGTATCATTAAGTGCCCCTGCCATACGTTTAATTTTGTCATCAAAGGATTCACCTTCTTGACGGTATTTCATTGCATCAATCTCTTCTGAAATAGAAGTATTTGGTCCAGTGTATTCTGTGTTTCTCATAGTATATCCCTCAGGCTATAGTGAATAGATTTTTCCTATAAGGGGTATATGCTATTTTACATTTCTCATTCTTTGTACTAACCGATCTGCTCGGTTTGTAACTTGTTGATACCATTTACTATCAACCATTTCAACAGCAGCACGATGCCAATCACTAGCATCTACTGCAGCTTTCATACCTTTAAATTTACTAAGCCTAGGCCTTCCCATATTAAACATCATGTTTGCAATAATCAATTGTACTTCTTCAGGCAAAACACTAAAGTTGGGGTATAAGAGTGTGCACTCCGATAACACTGTTTCGACATCACTAGCGAAGCACTCATTGACTCTATCTTCTGAGACTGGTGTTCCAACTGGTAGTCCATATTCAGGATCGCTATTGAGAATAAGGTGACCAATACCGTGTGTAGGGAGATTAATATGATCAAGGTAGATTTCATACTTACATCCCTCATCGATCTTAAGTTCTTCTCTAAGTTGATCTATATTCATTTTGTTAACCCTTGTTTCTTTTCATAGCTACGTAAACCACCAATCCCCAACATGCCGCCTAGAACAGGCAACAACGTGCTCATATCAAATTCAGGTAGGGTAGGTAGTTCAGTACCCGTTAAGGCTACTACAAACAGCAGGATGGGCTGTAAAACAAAGTGGTAGGCAAAAGCAGAGGCACAGACCCACCCAACTGCTGGTCTCCAGCCGCCCTTAAATATAGACCCTGAAGCTGCCTCAGCTTTATTTACTGCTATTTGAGCAAGTGCTATTTCTTGAGCGTGTCGTTCACCCATAGTAGCTAACTCATGAGCAATCCTAGCTTTTTCATCTGCATCAGGAATAAACTTATCTAGTAGTCCTGTCACTGGTCCTATTAAAGCCTGTATCATTTATAACTCCTGCCCTTTTAGTTTAACACAACGGAACATTTTAGGTTTTAAGTCAAAGCCCTGCATCTCCATAATATTGTTACCCATTTCATAAGCTCTTGAAGAACACTGATCGTATGTCTTATACGGACCGCGTGTATCGTGGAACTCCCAACAGTCTGTGGGTACAGACAAGCTGCAAGCTAATACTAAGACTTTAAACATAATGGTTTCCTCATATAATATTAATTGCTACTACAACTGCAATAATTAATACAATTACAATAGCTATTACTAATAATATGTTTTGAAATAATTCTTCTATCTCTTTAGCTTTTTGTATTTGTATTCGCCTAGCTTCCATAGCTTTAGCTTTTTGTTCTTGTAGTCGTCTAGCACGTTCATCTACAATAGACTTCCAGGTGCCGTGACCAAACCTCATGTCAATTAAAGTAGCTACTTCTTGCATTTTTTCTTTAGCAAGACGAGCATCGATAACTTCAGAGGCAACGCCTCCAATGCCTCCAAAGTTATCTACGCCTGATTTACTATTTCTTTTTTGTTGTACTTGTTTCTCGCCCTCAAACAATTTATCTACATAACCTGCTATATCAGAGACATCATTAGCGGTACTAATAATACTTTTAATACCATCAACAGCGCCTTTAACAAGAGCTATGCCAGCCATTGTTTCTGCGATCATTATAAGTTCCTCACATTTTCATTAATAGAGAGGCTGCAAGGCCAACGACTATTACCGTTGACCCCATTATCATTGCTTCTAAACGCCACATACGTTTGTCTAATGACTCAAGCTTACCGTGAACCATTTCATAACGTACTGCACATTCTTTTTCGTGGGCGTTTAATTCTAGTTGAACACGTAGTTCAGGGGTAAGGTCTGGAGACTGTTCTAGTTTCATAATGTGTATGGATTTTCGCCTAACAAAGCGCTATCCCAAGCAGATTTTAATTCAGCAATTGTAGTTGCGTTAGTAATAGCTACTGCAGCTGGTGCATCACGCAAAGCATTTTTTGCTGCTGCAATATCAGTTGTACTTGCACCTGTTTCTAATGCTCTCATAAGTTCAACGTCTTTATCTTCAAGTAGAGGCTTACGAACTTCGCGGATTTTATCTTTAAAAATTTCTTTAGCAGCATCAATATCTTCACTGATGACAGTCCCATTAAGAACCCAAGCACCACGGAAGGTACGATCTGCGGGAACGGTTGTACTAGCTGCATCAGCTTGAACTCCGTTCATATCTACAATATATGTATCTACCATTTATTACTCCTATGCGGCTACTTGGAGATCTTCTGAGATCTTCCATGAATTACGCCATTCTCTTGTTTGAGGTAATTGTTCTTTTTTACAGATAACCATCTTTAGACGGTTGCCTTCATTATATGTTTTCCATACCGCTTCTGGGCAGTCTTTCTGAATAAGGTATTCAATAGCCTCTTCTTCTGTCATTGCCTCGACTGGCTCAGTCTTATGCAGCAAGTATCCTCTGGTGTGCTTCTTGAAGTCAGGCTGCGCTTCGTCCTTTGCCAGTTCGTGATATACCCACACAGGCGGTAGGATACCTCCCTGTAAAGCACACGCCATCCAATTAGGATCAGGCACAAGTATCTTAGCGCACTCATCAACGCTGTCCTCATAGACCACACGATAGTCTGACTGCACACCTTCTAGGTTTTCTTTCGCCCAGCATAAGCGGTCAAACAGGTGTGTGCCTTTGAATAATGGTGTCTGCGGCATTATGCAAGGTCTCCTGCAACGGTTACGTTTAGTTCAGCCGCATCAACGTCTGAGTTGGCATATGCTCTACAACCAAATGAAGCAGATGTTTTCTCAGAAAAACTACCAGCATAATTATTACTAAAATACAAATACCCAACACTTGAAGAACCATTTTGAAGAAATGAGCCACTGTAATTCCCATCACTCATACTATTTGTAAAAGCTATAGGATAAGACCTTCCTGTTCCTGCGTCTGTAATTGATGCAATATTGAAACTATCGTAGGCTTCGTGTGTACTTATTTGTTCCCAATACATCCAAGCCTTCGCACTACCCTGCACCACATATTGAGTATCCAGAGAACCTGCGGTGCTGTGTTCAATCTGGTCTGCTATAATTTTTCCAGCCATTATGCGAGGTCTCCGTGTGAAATAATAGAACAACGACTTTCATCTACTGAACTATGACTTGAACCGTAAGTTCCTAATTCAATTTGTGATGACGTACCTGTTGACCTGTTAATAGCGTGATACGTTCCTGAACAAGTTGTGTGTGCGCCAACATTTCCTGTGTACGGATTACTCATATTTATTTGATAAATTCCAGTACCCGCATCTACAAAACTTGCTTGGTTAAAACTATCTGTTGTTGTTGCCGCAGTGCCATTAAATCGTGACCAAACCTTCGCCAAACCCTGCTGCAACTGCATAGTCGCCGCACCGCCTTCAGAGGTCACTGTAATGTCACCAGCGGAAGTCTTGCCGGTGAGCGTGTCTACTTTTATCTCACTCATTATGCTAGGTCTCCGTGACAAACTAAAACGCATCCATCTGCATCATTGTATGTTGTAGCATCGTTACGCACACGCAAAGATGCTATAGAAGCACCAACATAACCAGCATCAATAGATGTGTTATAAGAGGAAGCGATAGATGAAACATTGTGTGGAAAGTTGTCGTTTGTAAAGGCATTGCTTAGGTTTGCGTTCCATCTACCTGTAGCATTATCTGTTAATGAAGATGTTGCAAAACTTTCATTTACAGTATTTAAACTACCGTCAAACTGCATCCAAGCCTTCGCCGCACTCTGCTTAGTCAGCGTGACAGGACTGGTGCCATC